TTCAGTCACCTGGTGTTGAAATTCGTGAAATTGACTTGTCACAAGTTGCCTTTCAACCAACAGGAACAAATGTATTTTTAGCCGGATTTGCACAAAGAGGGCCCACAGATGAAGTATTGCAAATTACTTCTGTGCAAGAACTAGAACAAATTTACGGTGCACCAGTAACACCCGCGGAACGTTATTTTTATCACTCTGCAAAGCAGATTGTTACGGATTCTAACGCCAATTTATATGTAAATAGATTACCCTATGGTTCAGGTGCCGGTTACGGATATGGTTCTTCTTTTGGTGCACTTGTTTATCCGTTGGTTACCTTAGAAGAAACAGATTCTTTAGTCTGGCGTGCTTCTAAATCAATTGCTGCTAGTGCATTTGATTTTTCCGATAGTGGTTATGATCTGGATCAAATTACAAATATTGTAGAACCCGAGTTTAGCAGTGCTCAAATCATTACATTAACAAGCTCTGGTTTATCTTTTTATAACAAAGATTTATCTGTTTTAGACGATTTTAGCTTGTATAAATTAAAACTTGTAGTTGGTATGTTCGGAAATCCAGCTACTTCAGTTGAAGCTGTAGATACCATAACAAATACATTCGTTTCGGGGGCTGATGTTTCTGTAACGAATAATATTAGTGTTTCAGCTGGTACTTATGTGCTAGGTGCACCTAAATTTTTCGAATTGACATTAGATCAATATAACAGTGTAATTGAAGGTACTGGATTTAATTGGTCTAGTACTTCAGATGCTTTGTCAAATATTAATACAATTGCTGATTTTGGTAAGGCTGGTTTGATTATTTTAAATAAAGGCCAGACAGTAACAGAAGCACAAGCTGAAGGTTTCTATGCCGCTATAACAGATAATACAAATGCCGAGCCTACAACTGACCATGATAGTATCTTACATGCATATACAGTTACTCAAGCTGCGCCAAGTACAGGATTGTATGGTGATGGGTTCACAGAAATTCCCGAAGAACGATTAAATTTCTCATTATCGGGCGGATCAGACGCTGGTATTTCGAGAGATGATTCCAATATTTCATACAATCTCGAAAGAACCTTTTATAACTTCGCGGATTCTACATCAGAGAAATTTGATGATACACTTTCAATTAGTCTCTATAAATTAAGAAGGTCAATTTATACACCCGATGCGATTAAAATGGATTACGTTTTAGAACGTAATCATATTGGTTCTCTTGACTTCAACAGAAAAATTCAAGACGTAAATGGCGGTGAAGCAGTGTCTTATTTCATTTCTGCACCACAAAAAGAAAGCAGAAACATAAAAATAATCGTAAATGACAACATTACCAATAGAGGTGGCGATACGTGGTTGGATTCAACTGGTGTCCCGAGAAAGAAAGTTAGATTATATACAAGATCAGCCATCAAAGCTCTAGCAGGAAATGTAGCAACAGGTACGCGTTTTGGTGGTTATTATCATGATTATGTTTCATTGTCGTCACAATTAGGTTATGTTGATGCATTGTACCCAACAGGAGCTTATACAAATCTAAATGTAAAAACAAAAGATATCGGCAATTTGCCCACAAAGATTGAAAATGCTCTATATAAAGTAGAAAATGACGAATTATTTGATTTGGATTTGGTTGTTGAAGGTGGTTTGGGTACTATCTATACTACATGCTGTGCTAATCAAGTAACCTACTTTGATGACACTGTTGTATCAGATAATTTCCTTACTGGATTATCTTTACTAAAGACAACCGGTGAATATCAATCGCCAGTTGATAGTTCACAAGATTTAAGAGCATTGTATCATACCATATATTCCAAGTTTGATACTTTCTGTTCTTCAGCAAGAAAGGATTGTATGTTTATTGCTGACCCACTAAGACAGATATTCGTCAAGGGTGAAAACAGTAAAGTATTACCTAACGCATCCAATTCATTTTCAAAAGACATTTACACTGCTCTTAGACACCTATTTGAGTTAGCTAATTCAAATTACTCATGTACTTATGGAAACTGGGCTAAGGTATATGATCCTGTAGCTGGTTTAAATATCTGGGTACCATTCTCTCCATTCGCAGCATGCAGCTTTGTTAACACTGACTCAAATTATTATCCATGGTATGCACCAGCAGGATTCACTCGTGGCCGCGTCCGCAACGTTCTTGAATTGGCAGTTGCGCCAAAACAAAAAGAAAGGGATCAATTATATAAAATTGCAGTAAATCCTGTAGCATTCTTTCCCGGGGATGGAATTACTATCTTCGGTCAGAAAACAATGCAGCGTCAACCAAGTGCATTCGATCGGATTAACGTAAGAAGGTTGTTCTTATATCTAGAAAAAGCTACTAAGAAGACTGTCAAATACTTTGTATTTGAACCTAATACAACATTTACCCGTACAAGATTGGTTAATACATTGAATCCAGTATTCAATTTTGCTAAATCCACACAAGGAGTAGCTGACTACATGATCGTTTCTGATAAGAGAAATAATACACCTGATACCATTGATAATAATGAATTGGTAGTTGATATCTATATCAAGCCAGTTAGAGCATCAGAATTCATCTTAGTGAACTTCATCGCTACTAGAACAGGTGCAAGTTTCAGTGAATTGATTAGTGGTCCTCGTCTCTAATATAATTAAACCATAAATAAGTATATGGCAGACACAATACAAACAATCAGAGGCTTTTACGATAGGGCAGCAGTTGCAGACTTTGCGCGTGATTATCTATTCCGTGTAATGATGATTCGTACTGGTACCATGTTTTTGGGTGAAGAAGAATTAGTATATGTTAAAACAGCTACTTTACCCGGAAGGAACATCGAAAATGAAGCAGTAAAGTATATGGGAATGAATTTTAACATTCCTACCATTGCAACATACCCCAATTCTGAAGCCTTTACATTAACTTTTTATTGTGATGCTAACTCTTTATTAAGAGAACGCTTAATGTCTGAATCTAGAGCTGTGTTCAATGATGCTACTAGTACTGGAACTTATAATACACCAGGTCGTGATAGCTATATTGAATTACTTCAATTAGATAAACAGCTTGAACCAGTAATGCAATATACCCTATTCGGTGCTTCTATTCGTAATGTAGGTGAAATTGCTTATGAAATTGCTGAAGGCACGGGCAGCGTTAAGACATTTGATGTGACATTTGCTTATCATTTCTTTGAGGAAAAGAGACCCGGGCAGTTCGCTATTAATAATATTTCAAACGCATTCCCAAATATTAATGCTTTCTTGACATAACTAATATAAATGGCGGATAGCATTAATTCACCCAGAGAACATTTTCTCAGTAATATATCTGTATGGGAATTAGATGTCCCATTACAAACACAATGGGTGGTTAGAATCGCGCCTAAAGCAGGTTTATTTGATTTTTTTAGTGAAATTTCTAGATATGCATCAGTAGATCACTCTCAATTGAGAGAATCTGTAAAATATTCACACTACGAAAAGTTTTTAGGGCCCAGAACCAATGCTACTGAAGATGGTCTGGGCCTTTATTTTGCACAATCAATAGAATTGCCTGGTGAATCATTAGACATGGAGACTGTGGGTATGAATGGCGATAATTGTTTTATACAGTCATCTGTAATCAAAAACAGGTCTTCCGGAAGCAAGAGAGAAGTTTCAATGAAACTATTAGAGACTAATGTTGATATTGTGGACGGTCTTATAAGACCATGGATAATTGCCTGTGGATATCGCGGAAATGTTACTATACCCGGCATGCCTACACTCAAAGCAGATATACAAGTTGTTCA